TCGAAGGGCCGAAACACGTTGGCGTTGGCCGTTGGCCGAGCCAGTCCGCGACGCCTGGAAGACGCGGAGCAACGCGCCCTGATGAGCTGGGCCCGCCTGGTGACGGTCGGCGACGAGACCCTCGAGCAGAAGCTGATCCACGTCCCGAACGGCGGCGCCCGATCCCCGATCGAAGCCGCAATCATGGTCGGGCTCGGCGTGAAGAAGGGCGTGCCCGACCTCCTGCTGCCGATCCGCACCCCGCTCTACGGCGCCGGCTGGTGGGAGCTGAAGGCCGGCAAGAACAAGCTGACCGACGACCAGCTCGCCTGGCACGCGCGGCTGAGGGCGGACGGCCACTACGTGCAGACCTACTGGCACTGGCACGAGGCCGCGGCCGACATCCTCCGCTACCTGGAGAGAGGCAACATGACGGTCATCGTGCGGGCCCAGCCGTGAAATGGCGCGGCCGCACCAGCTCGCTCGCTGACGAGCACGTGTCCGAGCTCCTCGAGATCCTGCGCACGCTGCGCGCCGTGCCGAGCCCCGCCGACCTTGCCCGGCGCTGGGATGTCAGCGAGCGCACCGTACGCCGTTACCTGCGTGGTCAGATTCCGAAGCGATTCGAGGTGCGCCGTGAAGATTGATCGTCGACGCGGCCTGCTCGAGGACCCCGTACACGTGCCGCCGTGGGCGGCCGCGGCCATGGACGCCTGGGCGGATTGGGTGAAGCTGCATCGCGACGGGCCCGGTGGCGGCTGCGTGTCGCCGGCCTACGCGATGATGCAGGCGAAGCTCCTCGGTGTCGGCTCGCGCGGCACGGCGATCGCTCCCGAGATGCCCGAGCACATTGCCAACGTCGACTCGGCGGTCGGCCACCTGGACAAACAGGAAAACAAGGCTTTCTGCGTCTACTACCTCGACTACGCCCGCGCCCAGGACAAGGCGCGCCGCTGCCGCTGCGACGTGAAGACCTTCTATGCGCGACTCGCGCGCGCGCGCCGCAAAGTGGCCAGTCGTTTGGACAATGTTGCCAAAAGTGACAAATTTGGAGCGTGAACATCGCCAATATCTCTGGCACTGTTCAGCTACGTTCCCGTCACTGCCGGCGGGAGCGCCTCGGTGACGAGCAACGCCCGCGGTCATAGACCCCCGCGGGCGTTTTCGTCTGCAGGTGCAGGATGGAGCAGCGGCAGCTCGCTGGGCTCATAACCCGGAGGTCGCGAGTTCGAATCTCGCTCCTGCTACCAGTCTACCTAAGGCTGCATCGCCTTCCCCCGATCGCAGCCACCTCGGCCGGCGCTCGCCGGCCTTTTTCTGTCACCCGCTCCCGCCGGGCACACGCACGACGCAGCGCATAGCACCTCGGCCCGTGCCGGGAGCGACCCCTCACCTCGGAGCCAGAATGAACCTCGACCGCTGGATCGACGACCACGCCATCCCGACGCGTCTCGCTGTCTGGCTGGGCATGCTTGCGTTCATCGTGATGCTTGGCTTGTGCGTGCACCGCGCCGACGCAGCCGATGCGCCGTTGACGTGGACGCACCCGACGCAGCGCACCGACAACACGGCGCTCGCGCTGTCCGAGATCAAGGAAACCGAGATCCAGTACATCCCGTGTGCTGCCGGCAACACCTGGCCCGCCACGGGAACGCCCGAAAGCAAGCTGGTGACCGCCCCTGCCGCTGCCACGACTATCAGCGGGCTCACGTACGGCACGTGGTGCTTCCGCGCTCGCACGGTGCCGGTGGTGAATCCGGCCACCGATCAGTCCGCCTGGACCGGCCCGGTGTGGGCGATCTACCTCGCGCCGCCGAAGCCGCCGGTGCTCGGCGTCGTGAACATCGTCGCCTATGACGTGCGATGGCAGGCTGGTGGTGGAACCAAGCTCGCCCGCGCGGTCGGCACGGTTCCCCTGGGCACGGCCTGCGGCGAGAACGTCATCACGCGTCGCGGCATACGCGCTTATCACGAGGTGCCGCTCGACCAGGTCGACCTGCGCAGCCTGCCGAATTCCGCGATCGTGGTAGCGGAGTGTGAGGTGCAGTCGTGACCGGCGAAGCCGTCAACCCCTACGTCAACGCGCGGTTGCAGTACTTCCGCAAGCTGATGCAAGAGGCGCAGCCGGCGCTCGAGTGGCTGCGCGAGGCCACCCGCAAGGGAGAGACCGTCACGCTGGAGCGAGCGCTTTATGAAGCGCTAGCGCTGCCGGTGCAGGAGTTCCGCAACCTCGCTTACGGACTGGACGAGGCGATGGCCGCGCTGTCGTATTACGCCAACGAAGAGACGTGGCGCGAAGTTCCCGAGAAAACGAGTGCGGCCGAAGATCGCGGGACCAGGGCCCGCGTGGCGATGGCGCGCATCGACCCTGTGTGACGGGCTGAGCCATGCCATGTGGATGCCTCGAACGCAAGAAGCGGATGATCGCCTGGGCCGAGAAGCGCAATCATGAGCGACTCGCCCGAATGCTCCGATCCCTGCCCACACCAGGCACTGTTACAGAGACTCGACCGCCAGTCCGCAGTGATGGAGCGGCTGGCGGACCTGCTGCCCCAGCTGATCGCGCAGAACCAGATGCTGATCGCACTGCTGTTGGACCAGGAGCCTGAAGCGCCAGCAAAATCCCGATACCTAGACGGTAGCCCGATCGGTGCCGACAGCGCCGCCCGTCCATAGGCCATTCGGCAAGGCCAGCAAGCGCAGGCCACCAGACCGCCGGGCCAGCGCCTATGCCAGAGGGTACGGTCCGCGCTGGGCCAAGGCCCGCGCCGTGTTCCTGTCTCGTTACCCGCTGTGTCTCTCATGCGAGAGACAGGGCAGGGTCACCGCCGCGACGGACGTCGACCACGTCACGCCGCATCGCGGCGACCAGGCATTGTTTTGGGATGAATCGAACTGGCAGCCGCTCTGCAAGGCCTGCCACTCGCGGAAAACCGCGAGCGAGGACGGTGGATTTGGCAACCGGTAGGGGGGGGGTGGTCGAGATTTCGGAACCGAAGGCCGAAAGAC